ACTCATATTCATGTCGAGTATGATGTAGGAAGGAAAGATGCTTGAATTTGTGTTGATGAATTGGGATACCATTTCGTTATTGATAACGAATATTATTGCGTATTTTTTGAAGTCTCCTTTGCAGAAGGATTAGGTTTATGTTGCAAGCGTTAGGCACAGCGTTAGGCGTTGGCACTGCTGGTTGGGCTGCTCCAGTTGTTGGAGCTTTGTATCAGAATTATTCCGCTAGGCGTCAAGCTACTAATCAGATGGCTTTCCAAGAACGTATGTCTGATACATCGTATCAGCGTGCGATGGCAGATATGCGTAAGGCGGGTTTAAACCCTATTCTTGCGGGTAAGTTAGGTGGAGCGTCGACACCAGCGGGTGCGAGTGCTCCAGTTCAAAATATTTTTGGTCAAATGCCGCAGTCCATTAGTTCTGCGGCTCAGATGCAACAGACTCAGAGTAATGTTGCGTTACAAGACACGCAGATGGCGATGAATGTTCAGCAGGTGCAGAATTTGAAGGCTGCTGAAAACTTGACTGATATGCAAGTTCGTGAGCTTGCTGAGCGTTTGCCGTTGATTCAGCAACAGGTTCAAGTAGCTGTTCAACAAGCTAGGCAGATGTTTTGGAAGACTGAGCGTGATATTCAAGAGTATATTGTTAACCAGGTAAAAGCGCAGTTTGTTCAGGACGCCAAGTTGAGTGAGTCGTCTGCGAAAGCTGGTCAAGCGACCAGTGTTGTGTTAGAAGCTGTTGAGGAAGCGGTGAAAAATATTTTTGAAGCGATGAATCGAAGTAATCCTAATCAAAAGGTCTATGACGATGCTCGCGATCGTTTAATGCGGAAAATAGGTAAGGAGTAGTGATGAAAAGTCAGTTCAGAAGTGCGTATAGCGCACGTAACCGTGTCACGGTTTGTTTTAAGGATGAGGAAGGTAATCCGTTGCCGACCCCTACTCAGCAGCATATGAAAGCTGAGTGTGAGATTAATAATATTCTTGGTAAGTACGATAGGACTGGGCTGATTACGCACGTGAATCGTGCTGTGGCCCAGTATGGTGATTTTACTGAGGTGAATGAGTATCAGGAGAGTTTAAACCGCGTTATAGCGGCGCAGAATGCGTTTATGGAATTGCCTAGTGCAGTCCGGAAGCGTTTTGCTAACGATCCGGGTGCTTTTTTTGAATTTGCGACGGATCCGTCGAACCAGGATGAGATGGTTCGTATGGGTCTTGCAAATGCTCCGGTATCACCGGATGTGTCTGCGGTAACCGCAGATGTAAGTGCAGCCGAAACGGCTGCGTGAGGGTGTGGGAACAGTTACCTACTTGATGTAACTGTTCCCACTGACACCAAACGAAGTTTGGGGTCATTTACGACCGAAGGGAGTTAGATATGAAATATCGTCAGAAGATGAAGCCGAAGGCGAGTCAGAAGCTGTTTAGTAGAACAGCGTCAAAGGTCAATCGCCGTAATGCGATGACCGGTTATAACATGCGTGGCGGGATACGGCTGTGAGATGCCGTGTTTTAAGCCGTTAACGGCATGGTATGCGAAAGAGGTTAATCCAAGTGGTAAGCGAAGTTTGGTATTTAATCCAAGAGCTGCGCTTCAACCAGACGACCCTATTAATATTAGTTGCGGTCAGTGCGTTGGTTGTAGATTGGAGCGATCTAGACAATGGGCTGTAAGGTGTATGCATGAGGCCCAGTTATATGAGAATAATTGTTTTATAACGTTAACATTCAGTCCGGAGGAACTGGAGAAACGAGAGAATCCGTTAAGTATAGATAAACGTGATTTTCAGTTGTTTATGAAGCGATTGAGAAAGCGTTTTGGTAAAGGGGCTAGGTATTTTTATTGTGGAGAATACGGTGAAAAGAATAGTCGCCCGCACTATCACGCTTGTTTGTTTAATTTTGATTTTCATGACAAACGATTGTTTAAGATGAGTAATGGAATTCCGTTGTATATATCAGATGAGTTACAGAAGTTGTGGCCATTTGGTTTTGCTACGATTGGCGAAGTTACATTTGAAAGCGCTGCGTATACTGCTCGATATGTGATGAAGAAAGTCAATGGTAAGCAAGCGGAGATTGATGGTACTTATTGGCGTTATGACAGTGAGACTGGTGAAGCGTTTAAGGTAGAGCCAGAGTTTTGTCATATGTCGAGGCGACCAGGGATTGGTCGTGAGTGGTTTGAGAAGTTTAAGGATGATGTGTATCCGAATGATTATGTAGTTGTTCGTGGTAAGAAGGCTCGTCCGCCTAAGTATTATGATAAGTTACTAGAACAGGATGATCGTTATGCTCTTGATGAAGTTAAAATGGATCGTATTGAGAAGGCTTATAATTGGGTTGATGAACAAACTGAAGAGAGACTTGCGGCACGAGAAAAGTGTACGTTAAGTAAGATAAGTCGATTAGTGAGGAATTTAGAATGATTTTATATGTGTTTACAGTTCGTGATGATAAAGCGGCAGCGTATTTGAATCCGTTTTATGTACAGAATGAGGCGCTTGCGATTAGAGCAATGCGTGATTGTTTAGGTTCTCCGGATCATAGTTTTGCAAAGTATCCGGAGGATTATAGTTTGTACCAGTTGGGTACATATGATGATGCTCAAGGAAAGTTTGAGTTGTTTGATAAGCCAACACATGTGGCGAATTTGGTTGATCTGAAAGGAGAGTAATTATGGCTCGTATGCCTACAGTGATGGCACATGATTTTTCTAAGGTGCCTAAAGCGGATATTCCGCGTTCTAGTTTTAACCGGAGTCATGGGTATAAGACGACCATGGATGCCGGTTATTTGGTTCCTATTTTTGTAGATGAGGCGTTGCCAGGTGATACATTTAATTTGGATATGTCGGGTTTTGGTCGTTTAGCGACTCCGATTAATCCGATTATGGATAATATGTATTTGGATACGTTCTTTTTTGCTGTTCCAGTTCGTTTGTTGTGGGACAACTGGCAGAAGTTTCATGGTGAACAGATTGATCCAGGTGATAGTACGGATTATACAGTTCCTGTTGTGACGACACCTGAAGCTGGTTATGCAGTTGGTTCGTTGTTTGATTATTTTGGTGTGCCGACAGAGATTGGCGGCTTGGAAGATATTAATGCATTGCATTCTCGTGCGTATAATTTAATTTATAACGAGTGGTTTCGTGATCAGAATTTGATTGATTCAGCGGTTGTTGATAAGGATGACGGTCCTGATCTGGCGTCTGATTATGTGTTGCGTCGTCGTGGTAAGCGACATGATTATTTTACGTCTTGTTTACCTTGGCCTCAGAAAGGTGATGCAGTCGATTTGCCGTTAGGTACGATAGCGCCAGTTAAGTTTGATTTTATTACTGGTTCTGGTGGTTCTGGAGCAGATGGTAAATTTGCAGTTGGTGCAAAGGATTCTAGTTCTGAGTCAGTCTATTACAGTTCTACTTATGCCTCTGGATCAATTAATTCGTTGCCGAATAGTTCGTATAACGCGATGTATGCGGACTTGTCTGATGCGACAGCTGCGACTATTAATCAGTTGCGTGAAGCGTTTCAGGTTCAGAAGTTATATGAGCGAGATGCTCGTGGTGGTACTCGGTATACCGAGATTATTCGTTCACATTTTGGAGTAACAAGTCCAGATGCGCGTATGCAGCGGCCCGAGTACCTTGGCGGAGGTTCTACCCCTATCAGTATCAGTCCAGTGGCACAGACATCTAGTACAGATGTCACGACGCCGCAAGGGAATTTGGCCGCGATTGGGACTGTCAGTTTTAACCGTCATGGTTTTACTAAGTCTTTTACAGAACATTGTGTATTGATTGGTCTTGCATCGGTTCGTGCTGATTTAACGTATCAGCAAGGTTTGAACCGTATGTTTAGTCGTCAGACTCGTTTTGATTATTATTATCCTGCGTTGGCTCATTTAGGTGAGCAGGCAGTATTGTCTAAGGAGATTTATGTAGACGGTACGGCGAATGATCAGGATGTGTTTGGTTATCAGGAGCGGTTTGCAGAGTATCGGTATAAACCGTCTGTGATTACTGGTCAGTTTAGGTCGACGTATTCGTCTAGTCTTGATTCCTGGCATCTTAGCCAGGAGTTTGATTCCCGTCCGACATTGAACCAGACGTTCATTGAGGAGAATCCTCCGGTCGATCGGGTAATCGCGGTTCCATCTGAACCGCATTTGATTTTTGATTCGTATTTTAATTTGAAGTGTGCTCGGCCCATGCCGATGTATAGTGTTCCAGGTCTTATTGATCATTTTTAAGAACATGATCAGGGGCCTTCGGGCCCCTTGTCATGTCGCCAAGCGGAGCGCGGCAGTATGAGAGTTAAAGAAGGTGTTGTGTTAGCTGGTTTGGATATTCGTATTCGTCCAGCGTTGATTGCAGCCGAAAAGATATGGTGTCATTACGGTCGTCCGGAAGGCGTGACCGTGACTTCAGGTCTTGATGGACAGCATTCGGCGAGTAGTTTGCATTATTATGGTTTAGCGTTAGATTTTAGGACGCACTATTTTTCGTCTGAGGAGCGTTTAAGCGTATTCGACGATCTAAGTGCGTGTTTAAGTTTTGACAGATGTTTTCAAGTTGTGTATCACTCGACTCATATTCATGTCGAGTATGATGTAGGAAGGAAAGATGCTTGAATTTGTGTTGATGAATTGGGACACGATTTCGTTATTGATAACGAATATTATTGCGTATTTTTTGAAGTCTCCTTTACAGAAGGATTAAGGTATGTGGAGTGCTATTAGTGGTTTAGCTGGTAAAGCAGCAACTGCGTTAGGTGTTGGTACTGCTGGTTGGGCAGCTCCAGTTGCTGGAGCTTTGTTGCAAAATTATTCTGCCAGGCAGCAGGCTAGTAAGCAGATGGATTTTCAGCGAGAGATGTCTGATACGTCGTATCAGCGTGCTATGGCAGATATGCGCAAGGCGGGTTTAAACCCGATTCTTGCGGGTAAGTTAGGTGGAGCTTCGACTCCATCAGGCGCAATGGCGCCTGTTCAGAATATTGGAGCTGGTGTGCCTGCGGCAACTCAAGCGGCTAGCGCTGTGCAGTTGCAGAATCAGCAGGCTAAGTTAGTGAATTTTCAAGCGCGTAATTCAGAGCTTGAGGCGAATATTAAGGAGCTTTCCAGTGTTCCGGGAGCGACTGTTTCAGGTTTTCAGGATAGACTTTTGTCTAAGTTGATTACACATGTTGAAGATTATGTGTCTTTAGCTGGTAGTACGAATGCGTTTGATAATACTCAAGTTGAGCAATTGCGTCAGTTGATGACGTCTTTGAAAGCTCAAAGTCTTGAGTTGTTTCGGCGTACTGTGAGTGGTATAGATATGACAACACGTAAGTCGTTGTCTGCGTTTGATTGGTTTAATGACCTTATTGGAGGTAATCGGTGAAGAGTCAGTTTAGAAGTGCGTATGGCGCACGTAACCGTGTCACGGTTTGTTTTAAGGATGAGGAAGGCAATCCTTTGCCCACCCCTACTCAGCAGCATATGAAGGCTGAGTGTGAGATTAGTAATATTCTTGGTAAGTATGATAGGACTGGGCTGATTACGCACGTGAATCGTGCTGCAGCCCAGTATGGTGATTTTACTGAGGTGAATGAGTATCAGGAGAGTTTAAACCGCGTTATATCGGCGCAGAATGCGTTTATGGAATTGCCTAGTGCAGTCCGGAAGCGTTTTGCCAACGATCCGGGTGCTTTTTTTGAATTTGCTACCGATCCGTCGAATCATGATGAGATGGTTCGTATGGGTCTTGCAA